CGACTCCCTATTTTACTCCAAATCGCTATTCTGAAACCTATTATAGGTGACGAATTAGCTTGATTATGATCCGACATTTTGGTCAATAGACCTTATGACGTTTCTAAATCTAACGGTGAAGACCTTTATGGTATCACTGAGAAATGGGTGAAATATAGTGTAGGTCAACCTATGGGTGCTTTAAGTTCTTGAGCAATGTTAGCTATAACACATCATCTGATTATGCAGTTTTGTAACCAACTACTTGGTAACAAAACCTGAACAGATCAGTATGAAGTTTTAGGTGACGATATAGTGATCTTTGATCGCAATCTCGCATCTAAATATGTTGAGCTAATGGCTCTATACGGGGTTCCAATAAACACATCAAAATCTGTTGTGTCTATTCAGAAAGCACCTGTTGTAGAGTTTGCAAAAAGAACTTCATACAATCTTACGGATGTTTCTCCGATTTCTTGAAAAATGTTCCTGAACCAGGATACATTTGCAGGACGTCTCTCAATAGTTAGCTATTGATGAGCACGGCATAGTGATTTTCTTTTTTCATCAATGAAAACCATTATACAATCGAACATGAATGATATGAGACCAGAAAAGGATAGTAATTCTTATCTAAGTCTTATAACAAGTCTTGTTAGTAGAAATGTCTTTCCGATTGAATGAATATTAGCAAAGGTAAGTGAAGTTCACCAAATCATTATACCTTTTGGAAAAAGTAAAGTAATTGGTTTCCCTATCCAATGAGCAAAAGACATGCTGGCCCGTCATTGACGGGGTAGCGATGTTAAAGGGTTGGTTCCCTTTATCTCTTTTGCTTATTCTAGGGATGAACGTTACCATTTGGCAGCAGTCCGTAAACAGATAAAGTCTATCTTAGATAAGTATTCAGATGATGAATGCAAGAAGTTGTTTCTTCAATTTGCAGGTCATTCTGGATCTATCTTAGTTAAACGTTATATGTATATGGTCTTCTTTAAGGATATGTTAGCATTGCGGATGATGAGACCTGTAAATCTAAAACATTTTGAGCTAGATCAATTGTTAAAGATTTTAGAACAGGTTCAGTCCGCTACATCAACATTCCGAATACTCGAGCAGTCGAAAAAGAATAAACAGCAAATAACAAATGACCTAAAACTTCTAAAGTTTTTAGAAGACTCAAATAAAAAATCAAATAGAGCAGATCCTAATATCTGTCCTATGACATTTTTTACTTGAGGTCAAATGATGTTTACTGGTTTCCAACAACGGCATTAAGTTCCAAGACGACTAAAAGTCTTCCTGAAAGAAAAGTCTTTAAATATAAGTTTAAGAGAAGAT